CTACGTAACTACATAGTTAAATAATACGGTTAAATAATACGGCAGAAGATTCCTTGAGGCAATGATTCCCGAGTAATTTAATGGGACTTCCGCGCCGTGGCCCGGACGGCGCCGACTTGTTGAATCACGAGCAAAACTGAGCCAGGCGTCACGTCCAAAACTGAGCCACTAGGTTGACGAAGAAATGGACTGCTCGGATGTGGATAAGTCTACTGTCTGGTCTGCTCCTTTGGGTGTTTTGATGCGGTTGGACTTGCTGGCGGCCGGTTGTGCCGTCGAGTGCCTGAATCGCCAGCTCTGATTGCCGGTCTCGACGATGTGGCAGTGATGGGTGAGCCGATCCAGTAGCGCCGTGGTCATCTTGGCGTCGCCAAACACGCTGGCCCACTCCGAGAACGACAGGTTGGTGGTGACGACCACGCTGGTGCGCTCATAGAGCTTGGACAGCAGGTGGAACAGCAAGGCGCCACCGGCCTGACTGAAGGGTAGATAGCCCATCTCGTCGAGGATGACGAGATCGACGTACATGAGCCGATGCGCCAGTTGCCCGGCTTTGCCCAGTGCTTTCTCGGACTCCAGCATGTTGACCAGCTCCACTGTGGAGAAGAAGCGCACCCGCTTGCCATGTGCACGGATGGCGTGAATGCCAAGGCTGGTGGCCAGGTGAGTCTTGCCGGTACCCGGTCCACCCACGAACACCACGTTGTGGGCTGAGTCGATGAACTTGAGCTCGTGGAGCTGGCGCACCAGCGCCTCATCCACCTGGGCCTGCTCGAAGGCAAAGCCAGCCAGGTCGCGGTGATGGGGAAATCGGGCAGCGCGCATCTGATAGGCCATGGAGCGCACTTCCCGGTGCGCTCCCTCGGCCTTGATGAGCTGATGCAGCAAGGCTTCATGGTCGAGCGACTTGAGCCGCGCGATACCCAGCAGTTCAGGCCAGGCACTGGCCATGCCGTGCAGGCTCAAGCCCTTGAGGCCAGCGGCGATGTCATTGGACATGGTCACCCTCCTGGATCTGGCGCAGGCGGTCATAGCGCGACACATCGGCCTGAGGCGGCTCCTGCAACGTCAGTGAAGTCAAGGCGGCTTCGGGCAAGCTGTGCACAGCTTCGGGTTCCTTGAGCCTGGCCAGTACGTTGAGCACATGGTCGGCGCTCACGCGGCCGGATTGCAGCGCCAACTCGACGGCAACGAGCACGTCATCGAGCCCGTGCAAGGTAATCGCCATGAGCACCTGGGCCATCACGCGGTCGCCGCCAGGGTGGCGCAGCAGGTGCGCCTGAAGATGTTGCAGGGGCTCGGGCATGGTCTTGAAGGGCGCGCCGTTGCGCAAGGCCCCGGGCTTGCGTTCGAGCAGGCTGATGTAATGGCGCCAGTCGTACAAGGTCTGCCCACGCTCAAAACTGCGTGGCAGGCTCACTGGCGGCTCGGGCGCATCGGTGCTGGGGCCGACCACCACCAAGCGGTCAGGATAGGCGCGCAGGCTCACCGTTGCGTGCGCCCACTCGCAAGGCACGCTGTAGCGGTTGCGCTGATAGTGGATCAGCGAGGTGGCCGTTACCCGTGCCACCTGCTCGACATAGCCATCGAATGGCGCAGGGTTGGGCATCAGGTGCGTCTGCTCTTGCTGCCAGACGTCGGCAATGGTCAGCTCGGGCCACTCGGGGTGCGGCAGTTCATGCCAGGCGTCCAGGCAGGCCTGGTGCAGCCACGCATTGAGGCTCTCCAGGTCAGGCCAGCGGCGTTCGGCCGCCTCCAGCCAGATGCCGCGACGGCGATCCTGCACGTTCTTCTCGACAATGCCCTTCTCCCAGCCGGCGGCGCGGTTGCAGAACTCAGGCTCGAACAGGTAGTGGCCCGTCATGGCCTCGAAGCGGGCGTTGACCGTGCGGCTCTTGCCCTGGCCAACCTTGTCGACAGCGGTCTTCATGTTGTCGTAGATGCCCCGGCGGGGCACGCCACCGAAGGCAGCAAAGGCCCGCGCGTGGGCATCAAACAGCATCTCGTGGGCCTGGCTGAAGTAGGCGGTGAGCATGAAGGCGCGGCTGGCCGCCAGCTTGGTGTGCGCGGCCTCCAGGCGTTTGCGCATGCCGCCCACGAACAGGTACTCGCAGCTCCAGTCGAACTGGAAGGCCTCGCCCATCTCGAAACTCATGGGCACGAAGGCCATGCGCGTGGGCGCATCGGACTGCGCCTGCTGCCAGCGCTTGGCGAACTCATAGACCGGGCCTCGGCTGCCCGGATAGCCCATGGCCCGCAATGCCCGGAACATGGCCTTGATGCCACGGCGCTCGCGCTTGTTGCGGTGGCTGTCGGCCTTCAGCCAGGTGGACAGCTGTTCCTTGTAAGGATCTAGAACGCTCGGGATGGCCGCCCGCTTGGGATAACGGGGTTCGACCATCTCATCGGCTTCAAGCCACTTGGTGGCCGTGTTGCGGGAGATGCCCAGCCTGCGGCTGGCTTCGCGCACGCTCAGGTGGTCACGGTGGACCATGCGGCGCAATTTGCTCAATGTGCTCACGTTGATCACTCCTGCACCCCGCTGCTGCAAAAAGCAGCAGGGTAGGTGGATAACGTGGCTCAAAATTGGACGTGACGGAGACCCTTCAGTGGCTCAGTTTTGCTCGTGATTCAACAACGGGCCTGCAGCAGGCTCGCGCCCGCCAGTCCGAGCGCCAGTACCTCGGGGCCTCGCGCCTCGGAGTGGCCTGCGAGCGAGCGCTGCAGTTCGAGTACGCCAAGGCACCCATCGACCACGGGCGTGACACCCCGGGCCGAATGCTGCGGATCTTCGAACGCGGTCACGTCATGGAGGACTGCATGGTCTCGTGGCTCCGGGACGCGGGCTTTGACCTGCGCACCCGCAAGGCCGACGGCGAGCAGTTCGGCTTCTCTGTCGCTGACAGCCGCCTGCAGGGCCACATCGACGGCGTCATCGTCGGCGGCCCCGAGGGCTTCGCCTATCCCGCGCTCTGGGAATGTAAGTGTCTCGGCAACAAGTCCTGGAGCGATCTGGACAAGAAGGGCCTGACTCTATCCAAGCCCGTCTACGCCGCGCAAGTGGCGATCTACCAAGCCTATCTCGAACTGCACGAGCACCCGGCGATCTTCACGGCACTCAACGCCGACACGATGGAGATCTACACCGAGCTCGTGCCCTTTGACGCAGCACTGGCCCAACGCATGTCGGATCGGGCGGTCAAGGTCATCACGGCGACCGAGGCGGGAGAGCTCCTGCCGCGCGCCTTCCATGACTCGACCCACTTTGAATGCCGGATGTGCGCGTGGCAAGACCGCTGCTGGAGGACACAAGCATGAATACCTCGAATTTGAATCACGTACTGGGCGAGCAGCTGATCGACGTGCGCCAGGCTGCACTGATGTTCAACCTGCCGTCGTATTGGCTCTCACAAGCCAAGGAGCGACAGGAGCGTCGCATTCCGCATTACCGCGTCGGCAAACTGGTTCGCTTCAAACCCAACGAACTGGAAGCCTGGATCGCTGCGCAGCAGACATCACACGAGGGCGCTGCTGATGCTTGATTTCAATGACACATCACCAGCGGGAGAATCGGGCCGGCGCAACGTCAACGACAGCGAGCGGGACGAGATTCGCACCGAACTGATCGCACGCCTGGAATCGGTTCTGACCACGATGTTCCCGGCGGGAAAGAAGCGTCGGGGCAAGTTTTTGATTGGCGACATCCTCGGCAGCCCGGGCGACAGCCTCGAGGTGGTGCTCGAAGGCGAGAAGGCTGGTCTCTGGACGGATCGTGCCACGGGCGATGGCGGTGACATCTTTGCCTTGATCGCCGCCTACCTCGGGGCCAACGTCCACACCGACTTTCCCCGGGTGCTCGACGAGGCTGCTGATCTGCTCGGTCGTTCGCGATCAGTGCCGGTACGCCGCGCCAAGAAGGAAGCGCCGGTTGATGATCTCGGCCCGGCCACGGCCAAGTGGGACTACTTCGATGCCAGCGGCAAACTGATTGCGGTCGTGTACCGCTACGACCCATCCGGGCGCAAGAAGGAGTTCCGGCCGTGGGATGCCAAGCGGCGCAAGATGACTCCGCCCGATCCGCGCCCGCTGTACAACCAGCCGGGGCTGGCTGCCGCTGGTCACGTTGTGCTGGTCGAGGGCGAGAAGTGTGCGCAGGCCCTGATCGCCATCGGCGTGGTGGCAACCACGGCTATGCATGGCGCGAATGCTCCCGTCGACAAGACCGACTGGTCGCCGCTGGCGGGCAAATCCGTGCTGATCTGGCCTGACCGGGATGCGCCAGGCTGGGAATACGCTGACCGTGCGTCGCAAGCAATCCTGAACGCGGGTGCAACCACGGTCGCCATCCTGGTGCCACCCGATGACAAACCGGATGGCTGGGATGCGGCCGATGCCATCCCGGAAGGCTTCGATGTCGGTGGATTCCTTGCCGTCGGCGAACGGATGCCGGTGATGCGCTCGGTCGAGGAGACGCCACCACCGGATCTGCTGACCGGTGTCGACTGGACTACGGAGGACGGCTTGTCCTCGGCCTTCACCCGTCGTTATGGCGAGGACTGGCGCTACTGCGCGCTGTGGGGCAAGTGGCTGGTCTGGACTGGCGTACGCTGGAATCCCGATCAGATTCTCTATGTATCTCACCTGGCGCGCGGTATCTGCCGGATGGCGTCACTCCAAGCGGACAGCCCTCGGCTCAAAGGCAAGCTGGCCAGCTCCGCCACGATCTCGTCCGTCGAGAAAATCGCACGCTCCGATCCCAAGCACGCGTCCACCGCCGAGGAGTGGGATGCGGACGTCTGGGCGCTCAACACACCAGGCGGTGTGGTTGATCTACGCACGGGCCGCATGCGACCGCACCGGCGCGATGATCGGATGACCAAGGTGACCACGGCCACACCGCAGGGCGAAAGTCCGACGTGGCGCGCGTTCCTGGCCGACGTCACAGGTGGCGACGCCGAGCTGATGGCCTACCTGCAACTGATGGTCGGCTACTGCCTGACGGGCGTGACCAGTGAGCACGCGCTGTTCTTTTTGTACGGGACGGGCGCGAACGGCAAGTCGGTGTTCGTCAACGTCCTGACCACCATCTTGGGCGACTACGCGGCCAACGCGCCGATGGACACGTTCATGGAGGCGCGCACCGACCGGCATCCGACCGATCTGGCGGGCCTGCGCGGCGCACGCTTTGTGTCATCCATCGAAACCGAACAGGGTCGGCGCTGGAACGAATCCAAGGTCAAGGCCATCACCGGTGGCGACAAGGTGTCCGCGCGTTTCATGCGCCAGGATTTTTTCGAGTTCATGCCGCAGTTCAAGCTGATCGTGGCAGGCAATCACAAGCCAGCCATCCGCAACATCGACGAAGCGATGAAGCGGCGCCTCCATCTGATCCCGTTCACGATCACTGTCCCACCGGAAAGGCGTGACAAGCACCTGCAGCAAAAGCTGCTGGCTGAACGGGATGGGATCCTGGCTTGGGCGGTTCAAGGCTGTCTGGAGTGGCAGCGTCAGGGCCGGCTCGACCCACCCCAGCAGGTGCTCGATGCCACCGATGAGTACTTCGAAGAAGAGGACGCAATTGGTGAGTTCCTGGACGAGGACTGCCAGCAATCGCCCGTGGCGCGGGAAGCGATTTCCGCGATCTACCAGCGCTGGCGTGAGCGCGCTGAGCGGCGTGGCGAGTACGTGGGCACCAGCCGCTGGCTCACACAGCAACTCATCAACCGTGGGTTTGCGCGCACTCGCCTGCATGGCGGGGCAAAAGCCCTGTCAGGCCTGTCGCTCAAACCCCGCGAGCCGGGCGGCTACATGCCCTATCGCGACGACTGACCCCAA